GACCGAGTCGGACGAGACCGGCCGGAACACGATGATGTACCGCCGCTTCCCCGGCGGCTCGCTCAAGATCAAGGCGGCCCGGTCGCCGCGCAACCTGCGCGCCCACACCGTGCGCGTGCTGCTCATCGACGAAGAGGACGCGATCGAGGTCACGGCCGAGGGCGACGCCCTCACGCTGGCGATCAACCGGACGCTGTCCTTCCCCAACCGGAAGATCGTCCGCGGCTCGACCCCGAAGGACGAGGACACCTCGACGATCTGCCGGGAGTACGACGCCTCTGACCGCCGCATCTACGAGATGCGCTGCGTCGAGTGCGGCGAGTTCTCGGAACCGAAATGGTCCCACATAGAGTGGGACAAGGAGAAGGATGCGCAGGGCCGAACCGTCCGGCACCTGACCGAGACCGCGAAATGGGCCTGCCCGCAGTGCGGGGTCTGCATCCCCGAGCGCCGCAAGGCCGAGATGGTCGCGAACGGCCGGTGGCGTGCGACGCGACCGGAGGTGAAGGGCCACGCCGGCTTCGCCCTGTCGGCGCTGATCTCGCCCCACGTCAACGCGTCCTGGGCCGAACTGGCGGCCGAGTACGTCGCGGCCTCCGGGCAGCCCGACCTGCTGCGGGCGTTCCACAACACCAAGCTCGGCGAGGGCTGGTCCGAGAGCGTCGACCAGACCACCGCCGACGCCCTGGCCGACCGGGTCGAGGCGTTCGGCCTCAACATCGAGGTGCAGGATCCCGACGCGCCGGGCGGCAAGCGGATGCTAACGATCCCCGAGGCGGTACTGCTGCTGACGGCCGGCGTCGACGTTCAGCCGGACCGCCTGGAAATTTCGATCTACGGCTGGGACCGCGACGGCGTCGCCTACGCGCTCGGCCACTTCATCATCTGGGGCAACACCAACGAGGGGCACCCCTGGCGCGAACTCGACGAGCTGCTGCTTCAGAAGTGGGCCCACCCGTTCGGCGGCAAGATCGGCATCGACGTCACCTGCGTCGATTCTGGTGACGGCGGTACCACGGAGGCGGTCTACGGGTTCTGCTGGCCGCGCCTGTCGCGCAACGTGCTGCCGATCAAGGGCATGGGCGGACGCCGGGCGATCATCGAAGCCTCCAAGGGCACGGTGTCGGGCGGGGCGCTCGGCGGCAAGGGCCGGCTCTGGATCGTTGGCGTCGACGAGGTGAAGCAGATCCTGCTGACCAAGTTCGCCCGCTACCCCGATCAGGTCCGGTTCTCGGAGAGCCTGCCGCTGTCGTGGTTCTCGCAGCTCACCTCCGAGCGGCGTGTCGTGAAGCGCCTCAACGGGCGGCCAGTGCGGAAATTCGAGCGGCTGAAGGGCGAGGCTGCCGAAGCCCTCGACGCGACCGTCTACGCCTTCGCCGGTCGCCACGGACTGCCGCCCATCGATTTCGATGCCCGCGAACGGCGCCTGCGTGAAACCGGGCCCGTGAGACCGCCGCCCCCGCCGCCAGGCCGGGCCGTTCGCCGCTCCGGCTACATGGGACGCTGATCATGCCCGATCCCATGAAGACCCCTGCGGAGATCCGCGCTGAGAAGGCGCTACGCATCGAGCAGATCAACCGCCACCTCGCAACCGGCCTGATCGAATCCCGCGAGGAGGACGAGCAGGCGAAGTGGAACCTGGCCGAGATGCGTCGGACCCGCGACGAGTTGCAGGCCGAGATCGATGCCCTGGACGGCACTGCGCCCGTCAGCGCCCGGGTCCGCACGATCCGCATCGTCGCGTCGAAGGGCTACTGACCCGTGGCCGGCAAGAAGAAACAGCTTAAGCTCGAAGCCCGGGCGCAGGCCCGAGCCCAGCGTGGCGCCGCTACCGCGATGTTCGCGCCGGGTCTCGGCTACGAGGCTTCGCGAGCGACGCGCCGGCTCCAGGGATGGACCGCCGAGCGCACGACAATCAACGCGCTTCAGGCCCGTGGCGGCGCCGTCCTGCGGGCCCGGGCCCGGCAACTCGTACGCGACAACGCCTATGCCGCCGCCGCCACAGAGGCCTTCGTCGCGGCAGCCGTTGGCGACGGCATCACGCCCTCGCCGATGCTGGCGGACAAAGCCCTGAAGACCGCGTTGAAGGACACGTTCCTGCGCTGGACCGACGAGTGCGATGCCGACGGCCTCACCGACTTCTACGGCCTCCAGGCCCTCGCGGCTCGGTCCCTGTTCGTGGCTGGCGAGGTGTTCATCCGCTTTCGGCCTCGTCGCATCGAGGACGGGCTCATCGTTCCGCTGCAACTCCAGATCATCGAGAGCGAGCAGCTGCCGTTGTCGAACGGCATCACCACCTCGCAGGTCGGCAACGAGGTCCGGCATGGCATCGAGTTCGATCGGATCGGCCGCCGGGTCGCCTACCACTTCCTGAAGCGCCGGCCGGGCGAGGCCGAGGTCGGCATGAACCTCGATGCGCTGGACCGCACCGTCGTTCCGGCCTCCGAGGTGCTGCACATCTACCGGCCGCTGGAGGGCGGCCAGATCCGCGGCCAGTCGCAGCTCACCCCGGCGATGGTCCGGCTCTACCTGCTCGACAGCTACGACGACGCCGAACTCGACCGGAAACGGACCACGGCGATGTTCGCTGGGTTCATCACCAAGGCGGCGCCCGGTGACGCCTCACCGATCGGAATCCGAGAGGAGACGGAATCGTTCGGTCTGCTCGATGCGCGCCCGACGGCTGCGATGGCCGAGGTCGAGACGGCGCTTGCCGACCTTGAGCCCGGCACGATGCAGGTCCTGAATGTCGGCGAGAAGATCGAGTTCGCGGAGCCGGCCGACGTCGGCGGCTCCTACGAGGCCTTCATGTACCGCAACCTGCTCGCCATCTCGGCGGCGTGCGGGGTCCCCTACATCGGTGTCACCGAGGACCCGTCGAAGGGCAACTTCTCGTCCCAGCGCGGCATCGAGCTTCAGCACAAGCGCCGGGTCGGGCAATTTCAGCACCAGTGCCTCGTCTACCAAATGTGCCGGCCGATCTGGGCGCGCTTCGTCGAGACGGCGGCGCTCGCCGGGTCGATCCCCGGCCTCGGCCCGATCCGGTTCGCCCGCGAGCGCGTCGCCCTCTCGACGGTGAAGTGGCAGCCGCCGAAGTGGGATTGGGTCGATCCGCTGAAGGACCGCAAGGCCGATCAGCTCGACATCGAGATGGGCGTCACCTCCCGCGATGATGTCATCGAGGCGCGTGGCGAGGATCCCGAAGAGGTCGATGCCCGCCGCAAGGAGGCTCAGGACCGCGCCGACCGGGCCGGCATCCGGCCGCCCCCCGGCGTCACCGTCGAAGACCCGGCGCCCATCCCGAACGCCGACGCCGCGGCCGCCTGAACCGCCCCACGAATCGTAGGAATTGCCCATGCCAGCGATGGTCACGGGGAACGAGATCGTGCTGTCTGGCACGGTCGGCGACCTCTACTGGAACGAGAGCTTCACCGCCGCCGACGTCATCCTCGCGCTCGCGCAGGTCGGGCGCGGCCAGGACGTCGTGATCCGCCTGAACAGCGGTGGCGGCATCGCCACCGAGGGCGCGGCGATCCATGCCGCCCTGTGCGCGCACACCGGTAAGAAGACCATCATCGTCGAGGGTGTCGCCGCGTCGGCCGCCTCGGTGATCGCCATGGCCGGCGACGAGATCGTGATGGCGATGGGCGCGATCATGATGATCCACGACCCGTCGGGCTTCACCTTCGGCACGGTCGCGGAACACGAGCTGCAGATCAAGGCGCTCACCGCCCTCGCGACGGCGATGTCCGGCATCTACGCCGAGCGGGCGAAGAAGACCCCGGACGAGGCCCGCGCCGATATGCGCGCCGAACTCTGGATGTCCCCCGAGGAGGCCGTCGCCGCCGGCTATGCCGACCGCGTCCAGGCGCGCGTGGCTGAGGCCGCCGACGGCGCCACCGAGGTCGTGGATGCCGAGCCCCAGCCGACCGCCTTCGATTTCCGCCTCTACCAGCATCCGCCGGAGCGCCTCGTCGCGCTGGCCGATCAGCACGCGTGGACCAACCGCGCCCGTGCCACCGCCGCGGCGCCGCGCGCCGTCCCTACCCGCCACCAGGAGCAAACCATGGCGAACGACCCGGCGGGCAAGGGGCCCGCTTCCACCAACGTCGTCGATCTCGACGCCGCCCGTACCGAAGGCCGGGCCCAGGCCCTGGCCTACGTTCGCGAGGTCACCGACCTCTGCGCGCTCGCCGGCAAGCCCGAGATGGCCGCGGCCTTCATCGAGAAGGACGCCAAGACGGCCGACATCCGCAAGGAGCTACTCGATGCCCGCGCCTCGGCCGATGCCGCGCGCGACGTCTCCACCCAGACCCTCGCCCATGCCGGGGCCGCGAAGACCGCAGGCGCCCCCGTCGATCCCACAGCCTCTCGTGCCAGCATGGAGCGTGAGCTCAAGCGGGCCAACCCGAAGAAGGGAGCCTGATCATGGCCCTGCTCGAAACCGCCCCCGTCGCGTCCGACTGGCTCAAGTCCGAGGAGCCGTCGTTCCGTTCGCGCAGCACAGTCACCATCGCGGCCGGCGCCGGCAAGCTGAAGACCGGCCAGGTGCTGGGTAAGCTCTCCGCGTCGGCCAAGTTCACCCCGAACGCCGCCACCGGCGCCGATGGCTCGCAGACCTCGGTCGCGATCCTGCTGTTTCCCGTCGACGCCACCAGCGCCGACGCCCAGGCCGTTGTCGTCGATTGCGACGCGGTCGTGAGCCACGCCGGCCTGATCCACGGGCCCTCCGTCAACGATGCGACCAAGCGTGCGGCTGCCAATGCGCAGCTCGCCGCCGTGGGCATCAAGGTCCGCCAGGGAGCCTGAGCCGATGCCCATCCTCGACATCTTCAACCAGGACGCCTTCGCGGCG